CCTGCCTCAAGAACCTGCATAGCGCGAGCAGTAATGTCCCAACGTGCTTCGCGAGCATAGCGGAGCAAGAAGTCGATGCTACTTGCAATGCTGTACGTTGGAATCATGACGTAATCGCTTTCGACTGCACGCTCAGGAACGCGACCATGACCCGGATTAGTGTAAGCAACATGCTCACCCTCAAGTCCCGGAGAAAGCAAATCGAGAGGATACTCAGTGCTTCCGCCCGGTTCTACATTGATAGTCTCGAAAATATTACCGAGGATATTTCCGATAAGAACGCCTTTACGCAAAGGAAGTTCCAAAGCCTTGGCAAATTCTCTTTGTGCTGCAAGGGCGACTTCCATATCGGAGTCACCACATTTGCGAAGTACTGAAATAAATTCTTCGCTAGGTCTTTCTGTATATGACATTATAATTATCTCCTGTTTATTTATTAACCAAGGTTTGGAAGATTGACGTAAAGTTTAGCATAACCATCTGCGTCTTGATTGGTCATGAAGCGACCAACTGCCATTACTCCAGAAGAGTAACTAAGGTCACTTGCATTTCCGACGTTACCTGCTGTGGTCTCGTCAAGATACGCAATGTCGCCAGCACCGGGATTACCAGTGATGTTATTGGTGACAACCCAACCACGGGTAAGTACAGTAACCTTACCGCCTTTTTGAACTTCATCCTTATATTGATTAAGGTGAGTTCTTGTTAGGTCTTTATTGACCACATCGTTAAGCAAAACTCCAACCGGAATGCTATTCTTTGTTGCCGCGACATAAGCGACTTTATTCTCACCTTGGTCCATTGCTGCACCTGAAGCATTCGTTGCATCAAGAGCAACTACGCCACCGCGAGTTGCAGTACCAGCATCATAAAAGAAGCTGATGTCTGTTGATTCTTCATATCTATCTGCTTTGAGAGCCATAGTTAAATCTCCTATTATGATTACTTAGTTGAAAGTACGTTATTTGAAAGCCAGTCAGAAATGCTAGCTCTTGTTGATTCTACTTCGTCTACTTGCTCCGTAGCATCAATTAAAGTTGCTTCAGAAGTTTCGACATCTTCAAGAAGTTCTGGAGTTACTTCAGCTTCAGCCTCTTCATCGGCTTTTGCTTCCTTCTCTTTTTTCTTCTTTTCGAGTGCTTCTTTAAGCGCTGGAGGCATCGCTGCTTCAGCTTCATCTTCTTTTTTGTCTTTCTTTGCTTTTTCATACATTTTTGCAACGATAATATCGAAAGCTTCGTCGTTTACAGAATCAAAAGCAGCAAGTGTCTCTTCTGCTTCTTCTTGGTCGAAACCAGCTTCTACGAGAGCAGCCATTCTTTTTTCTACTTTTGCTTTTTTCTTCATGTCGTCCATTTCTTTCATGGCGACAGTAAGTTCTTCTTGCGACTTAGCAAGAGTATCTTCCAACTCAGCGATACGAGCTTGTGAACTTTTGATATTCTCTTCAAGTTCTGCAATGCTTGCATCTTTTTCTTCTACGGTTGCCTCAAAAGCTTCTACCTTAGAAGCAAACTCTTTGTCTTTTGCTTCTTCAATTTTAGCCTTGATAGCTTCGTTTTCAGCTTTAGCAGAAACAAGTTCTTCACGAACTTCTGCCAATTGCTTTTCAAGTAAATTATCTGACATATTAAATTCTCCTATATCGAATTGAGAGTCGCCATCTAAATTAAAAGCTACACTTTTTAAAATTACACTTCGTGGATTGGCTGGTTTAGAGACAAGACCCTTACCCGAAAAGGCAATGTTCTTTAACGCTCTACCAATTTTATAACCTTGATATTCACCGCTACCGCCGTAAGATCTAAGGTGTTTTGTTAAGAAAGAAGATTCTTCATCTCTTGCTAGAACCTTCTTTAGACCATCTTCATTTGACAGAGCATAATCAAATCCAGCAAATAGGCATTCCATAGAAACATACCATTTGCCTTCTTCTATCTCTGCTATGATTTTGTCCATTCGTTCTTTATTTTCGCTGTTAGTCCAACTATTATAAAGAACTGCTTGAGTGATAATGTCAAAGTCTTCTGGCATTTCTGAGTCATCTGCTACAGCAACGCCATCTTTGCCTAAGACATAACTACCAGTAATATGTCCGATGATATCATTCTCATCGTGCATAAAATTGAATTGTTTATCTTCTGGGGTGTTACGTGCCGCCCAAGTCGCCTCTGGCATGAACACATCGTCGTTTTTGTTCCAACCGCAAGACACTAAAACTGATTCTAGATAGTATAGATCAACTTGGTCTTTATTTTCAGCAATTGCTTTTACAACAATCTCTTCAGGAATCTCCTTTTGGATCGTTGCTTCAGCGCAGTATGCAACACTAGCCGTACTCTTTACGAGTTCGCCAATGCCGTCATTTATTTCGTTTTGGAATATTTTTATTGTCATGTATCACCTCTACAATTAGTATACACAAAAATTATAATTTTTTAAAGAAACAAGATTAACTGCCTAAAAAACACTCCACGTAGCATGAAATAGCATGTCTTCTGAAGTTTTCCATGTTCATGTTTTCTAAATTAATATTTAGTGCGTCAAGTTGATTTTTGAGTTTTTCGGGCATCTTTCTTGTAGAACCTATAACCTTCCTGACGTTATCAACATTTACCTCGGACATAGGTTGTAGATTAGATAGGACATGAATCTTCAACTCTTCTAATTCTTTCGCCTCTACTTTACTTAAAGATCTCATGTTCTTTTTTGATTTTACAGACAAGTACGCCTCGTTTGTTATTTCAGATATCTTATCAAAAGAAGCATTTGCCCATACTATTAGTTCAGCAACTCCGGGTTTTGATTTTGGTGTTTCCACCCTTTTCTTTCTAGGTTCCTCGTCTTTTTTAAACAGAGGTCTTCCACCAGATGGTTCAGAATCATTGGTTTTTTCTACTTGTTCAACTTGAGGTTCTTCTTTCATCTCTTGAGGTGCTGGTGGAGGATGGAAAGGTCCAGCTTTCTCTGGTAAGGTCTCTGCATCTCTAGACTTATCTTCTCTCCTTAGTCTCATTTTCTCAACCGAAGGGACTTCTTTAAATCTTTCAAGTACTGTCTCATGTGATATGATGTCTCTATCAGCAAGTTGTATTAGTAGGTTTTTCTCAGAAGACTCATCAGATAGACTCATTTGATCGTACATTATATGAGGAGACTTCCTAAAACCCATTGCTTTTCTTACTATCTCGCATTCCTTTTCCCAGAATGCGGTTAGTTGGTCTCTACCGTATTGCAATCTTTCTACAAGAGTTTTGAGCGATATAAAGTTATTTGTAAAACCACCGCCATTACCTGCCATACCCGTAAGAGTAGGAGGAACTCCCAAACCAGCATAAATACTATTCAAGACAGAATTATACTTTTCTGAACCTAAAAACTTGTACACTTGACTATTTGACTCTGTGTAAGAAAGTTCTGGACCCCAAACTAACTCCATAGTACCTCCACCAACATTGCTTGCTAGTATGTCTCTAAGTTTATTAATAGCAGCTTTATTTGGTAGGATTTTGTGATCTAGATTACCAAGAGTCCATAATCTGATGTTTGAGATCGCACCGTCCAAGGCAGACAAGTCAGCAAGTCTCATCTTTTCTAGCATTATTACATCGTCAAGGATTGCGTAAATCAAGGGGTTTGCCCAGTTAGACCAGTCGTCTTTCTTGTAATAAAACATAGAAAGTCTTTCTGGATCTAGCGTTACTTTCCTTTCTCCGTTCTTGATTCTCTCTTTTATGTCTACCGGAAGAGTGTCCAGCATATGCGCAGGGATAGAACCATCTTTAAAGTTGTCTAAAAAACTTGAAGGTGATATCTGAAAATTTTTCGTGCCTAAGAATAGGTTTATGTTACTATCTTTAATATCAAGCGACACGGGGTTAAAGAAATTATATCGCCAAGGTATTTGGTTCTTTTCAAAGTTGGGTACTTCTACAGTTATATCTTGACCAATTGATTTAACATACTTTACAACCTCTGGTGTCAAGTTAGCATAACTTCTGTACACAGGAACTTGACCAGATCTGTATAGTAAATTTAAAAATCTTTCTGACCTTTCTTTACCGCTACACTTCTTGAACCATTGTTGATAGAACTTTTCTACGCTTTTGTTTTCGTGTACTATGTTTATGCCTTGACATCCAAAATCACCCATAAGGTCAATTACATTTCTAATAATTCCAACCTTTTCGTAGGCATCCATGCACATTTTTATAGCACGTTTTTGCCTATAAGGAACTCGTTCTTCTGGTCTAAATGCGTGATAATCAGATGTTCTAAAACCCGGACGAACAGATCTGTTTGACTCTATGTCTTTAAAGTCTCTAAGATGATTAGCCTTGGTTATGCCTGCGTAATCTTCACCTGCTTTTGCGAACTGATCAAACGCAACCGCTTTACTTGAAGCGTCAGAATCATTCCAAGTTATCAAAGATTTATCTTTATTCATCGGGTTCCTTTTTGGTATTTGGATTGCAATCGGATTGTTATTGTATTATACACAAATTAATAAATATCCTTCATGTTTTCCGTAAACCAATTTGGACCATTGTACAGTTTACCATCACCTTTCTGTTTTGATTGACTTGGTAAAGAACCTGCGAATCCTCCAAAGAATTCGTATGCCTCTGGGGTTGGAGTTCTTGCTATTTTTCTTGCCGCCATATTCGCCATAATCAAAGACGAATACCTGTCCTTTCTCATTTTGCTTTTCTTTCCAGCAGCAACAACAACCTCTGGAGTATCCCAGCGATCCCTACCATTAGATGTTTGGGTCATCTGTATCATAGATAACTCGTCTTTAAGTTCTTCTATGTCCATGACACACTCCTCTAGAGTGTCGTACATCCTACCTTTCATACCATCTTCTATATTTGATATACCAACTGTAACTGAGTCAAATCTAGGAAATAGTATAACTTTGTCCTCTAGGTCTTTTCTGAGTCCGTGATTCGCTTCTGCTAACCAGTCGTATTTGGCAAATTGACACATTTCTAGTATATGCAATCCACGTTGATCGTCTGTGTCTTTTGGTTTATCCTCGTCAATAACGGGCCAGATTTCTATCTCTCCATCCTGTAGTTTATCTTTATCGTGCAAAGATTCCATGACTGCGATACCACCACCTTGAGCATCCATAGCAATATGAACACAAGGGAAAAGTCTCATAAGATCTCGTATTTTCCTAGCGCAATAAGAGTAAAAGTCCGTCTCAGTGGAATAACCTCTTTTAACTTTTTCTTTATGTTCTGATCTATTGGTAGTCCAGCAATGTACTATACGTCTATGATCTTCGTTTAACTCTAATACAATTATACTAAAGTTGTCAACCTCAGATGCTGGGTCAACGCCAAATATATATTTCTTTTTAGGGTCGCCCATAAGTTTTGCCTCAAAGATAATTTCGTTACCCTTAGAGTCTTTTGTTGGGTCTTTATCGTCCACTACGCAGGATTCTATCAAGGATCTCTTGAAAAACCCCTCTGAGTCGCGCGTAAAAACTGCTCCAAATTCCATTTGATAAATACCAGCGTGAACTGTTGCCTTGGATCTGGCGACCTGTGAGGCATCCATAAAACCTTCTGGTAAAAGTTCGTAAGGTATTCTCATAATAGAGTACTCAGTCCAGTCAAAATTTTCTGGTACGTCTTCGCCACCAAAGACTTCTCTTAATTTTGTTGGATTGCCTTTGCTTTTTATTATAGACTTCCATCTTTTCCAGTAGGTCGCAAAGTGATTAAAATCATAGTAAGCAGTACCACTTAATATAATTTGGTTGTCCTTGTCTTCTAGTTTATTTTCATCTTTGTTTTGTATTTCTACTCCTAGTTCTTTTGCTTTCTTCTCTGCGGCAAGACGTTTAACATTCTCGATAGGGTCTGAACTTACGGCAGCAAAACCTGCAACAACCGTCTCAAAGATATCGCGAGGTATGGAAGCAAATTCATCGCTAATAATATCGTTAGCTCTTTGACCTCTAATTTTTTGCCCGTCACCAAGAGGTAAGCAAGTAACCCTTGAATCATTAATACGCATAACGCAACGATCAACATCTCTACGGGGTCCAGAATTTCCATCGCATATATCCCTTAGAATTGGAG